CCCCACCACAAACCTTAACCTTAACTCAAAACTTATGAAAACAACCTATTCACTGTTCATACCACTGGAATCAGAATCATTCACCTCATCATCACTGTCTTCCTCAAGTTCAAATATGCTGTCTATTATCTCAACATTTTGAACCTCTTCCTGACTTATAAATGCATGGAACAAGGAAATAGGTATGACAAACGTCCCTTGACTCTTGTTTAAGGTCTGTTTTAAACTGGATTTTGGTTTACCAGTAGATTCTGACAATTTCTTTAGCAGAAGATCCATCAAAGAATTTCTGAGATTGAGTTCAACACCCTCTATTGTTTCTAGAGATCTCAAGTACATATACATGTGAGGCAGTTGTCTGAGCTTCTCACGATCAACAGATCTTTCTGAGAAGAAACAATTGAGCACCCTAGACTTCAGCACTGAACCATGCTGCAATGTGCTGATTGTATTCATAGCCCTGTATGGTTTGGGCTTTGAGTATCCAAAAGCTCTCACCATTTTCACATTTTCGCCATTTTCTAATTGCCCTTCCAAGTTGATCATGTCCTTGTTTAATTCGTTCTCAACTTCTTCGGCCCAATCACCAATGTCTTCAGAGAAGTGCTTCAATTCATCTGGTAGCGTTTCAGTGTCCATTGTCTTCCTAAAGAGTTCATTTAGAGTGAACATTGTCTGTTCTCCCAGATCAATATCAGTACCGAATATGTTCTGATTTGTGTTTCGCATGATTGCAAAAGCATCTTCATTTACTTCGTCTCTAACTTCAATGTATTCACTGATTCTTGACATTGTAACATCATCTTGGGCAAGCAAGTCATTGAAGTTCACATCATTTTTCAGGAACCGAAGTGACTGCTCATTTGTCATTGATGGTAACTGATAGTTATAGAACCACGAAGAGTTTTTTATAAGACTGGACAACCTCACCCCCATTATGAATATCTCATCTGAAACTGTTAGCTGGTCATTTATTTCCACAGGGTAGTAGTTTCCATTGCTGTGGCAGATTGTTGATGACCTGCCATCAGAATCTCTTAGATAAATTTGAAATTCTCTTGTCTTCTGATTGACATCCTTGATAATTCTAAACGAATCCATGTCTGATATTCTCTTGTATGCAAAAAACTGAGTCTTTATGGATCTTAAAGCATTCAGATTGGACGAGATCTCTGAGAAATGGAGCATTTTGGAGGAATCTGAAAGGTAGATGTCACCAGCCTTACAAGGTCTTCTGATGAAGAAAGTTGACATCTCCATGTCAAGGGTCCTACACATCATTTTGATAGATTGATACAGAGATTGAAGATCATTGATGGTCTTGAATTTAATGTATCTTTTACCCTTAGATTCAATAAGAAGATAACATTCCATTTCATAGCTTACAAGGACTTGAAGCTCTCCTGTCCACTGTATTTTCCCACTGGGAGAAACAACCTTCTTTTGTTTTTTTATGTATGTGTAGTTGAGCGACTTCCAGTTTGTCAATTTCTCTTTGAGTTCTTGAGCCGGCAACACTTCACATGCAACCATTTTCAGTGTCTTCTGAGTTACATTGTCAAATCCAGAGATTGATTTTATTGATCTCACGATTGTTTGACATTTTTGGTGGAGGGGCACACCATCAATGGTTAGACCTAGACTATGATGGAACTTGCCAGTCAAGACCCCAGTGTCTCTCATGACAATGAAGTTGTTCATCTGTTTAATTAAGTCTAAATTCCTGGACAATGAGTTTTCGATGTCAAGCTGTGTCTCGTCAATTCCAGCATCTAATATAGTTATAGTTCCAGGTACATGGTTGTACTTCTTTAACGAGAGAGCAGTCATGTGAAGGCTGTTGCTTGATGGTCCATTTCCAAAGGCCTGGACTTTTGACGTTCTGGAGTTTTTGTGTAGTTTTGACATGTAGAAAAAAAGGTCTAGTGGCCTGATGCCTTTCGATTTGCACTCTTCAACCACACCGGATAAACTTTCTAATTTCATACCAATGAGAGTCTTGAACTCAGACACATCCTCTTTTGAAGCCTGATGAGATGTTCCAAAGCTGGTTTCAAGAATTGACTTTAAAGTGGACGTGTATTCATAATTGAAGTTGTTCACTGTCCATGTTCTCACAGCCTGTGAAAATTTTCTATCACCAGTTTTAATTGGACCAAACCTTCCAACAAATTGTGAGACAACCTCGAGAGAAGCATGATTTGGGTATAGCACATTCAACATTGAGTTTATAGAATTCTTCTTAGACTCATCCTTTGAGACCTTCTTGACACCTGCTGAAAGAAACTCTTTGTAGGTGGATTTTGTGAAAGCCTCAACTTGTTCCACTTCCCCTGTGTCTAGGTTGAAACATTCCTGATTTTGGAAAGGGCTTGTCCAGGCCTTTGCAGTTCTGAAGGCAGCCAATCGACCAATGTATATCGCGGGTGATGTCCTTCTTAGGCTTTCAGAGGCACCCTTAGTGTAGAGCTTGGCCTGAATGCACTTCACCGTTTCATCAATTGTCTCGGGACCCCGGATCATTGTGAATGGGTTGTTGTCGAAGTATTCCTTCAGTTCTTCAGGATTAGCACCAACTCTTTTCCTCATGTTTGCAAGCTGTTTCACCAGACCTTGATTTATTCCAAAGTGATCTTTCTTCATGAGTGGAGTGTCATCGTTTGGAAACATTTCTGTCATTTCCTGCTTTGATATCTCACTGTATAAGAGTGACACGGCATTTGTAACTCCATGGTTCTTTATCAGTCTGTAATTGTAATATTCTGGACCAACAATGTCTTGCAAATCAATGTCGTATGTTGGATAAACGCCAAAGTCATAGGGTATTTCAGCCCATTTGACACCCAAACATTCTCTCAAATCATTTTCTGCACCTACATTGGTGGCAAAGATTTTGTAAAAGTGTCTTTTGTTTAGCATGTGAGCATATGCACAGACTATTGAAGAACAACCATTTTCTCTCATTTGTCTAATTCTTCCATAGGACTCGTTGACGAATGAAGTGCAGGATGTTGTCCCTATTGTGTCTGTTGCAGCCATGGAAAACTTGACGGTTGGCGATAGTGTTTCAAGATTAGCCATAAAAGCAGAGTTCAGCTCATACATCACATGTCCGCTTGCAGATTTAACAGAAAGCTCCATTGAGTGTAGGCGTTCTGATGCTCTTTCACACTGACCGAATAGTAGATATTGGTAATAAGCGTCATTGTGTGACATGTCCATTGCAATGATGCTTCCTTTGTCATCTGATCCCACTCTAGTTTTCCATTTTATGTGGCAATCCTTCCCAAGTTGTCTAAGTGCAGATTTAAATAGCGCATCTCTGAGGCTGAGGCATGACAAAGCAAGAACTGTGGAACTATAATGAGGTATTCCTTGACACATGTTTGAATGGTTGACAAAATAAGTTTTGCCTTTGGATAGGTACTCATCCTTGCACTTTTGCATGCCTGGCTCGGAGTGTTTGATTTCAGGGTGTTTGCACCATTGTTCAACTAACTTTCTTGGGTATTCTATTTCTTTGTTGGAATGACTGAGGAATATTAATCTTGATAGGTCCACTATCCCTGGGAACTCTGAAAAGTGATGTTCGAAGATAGGAATGAAAATGGTTGGTATAAATTTTTGTGCCCATGTTGTCATATCAAAGGAATCTTTGACAATTCTCAGAGGTGTTCCTGACTTGAATGACGACATGATTTCCTCATAATCGCCTCTCATCATAAGTCTTTTGTCTCGACCTTTTGTCAATATTTCTCGTTTATCAGCTTTTGCCAATAATCTAGAGATCTCTTCAACAATGTTGAACAGCACTCTTGCTTTAATCAACAATATAATTATCTCACGAACACCACCAATTTGCCCTTTCTTAAAAATCTGTATGAG